GATGTGCTATACACCAAGGACGGCATGGAAACAACCGAGAAATCAGTTGCAGAGCAATTGTTTAGAACTGATTGCAGAGAATGTTTAATTGAGGGAAATAATGGCGGTGAAGGGTTCGCCCGAAGCGTTCGCCGAATACTCAATGAAAAATATCATTCAAACAAATGCGTGATAAAAACTTTCCACCAATCACAGAACAAAGATGCAAGGATACTTTCTAATGCAACATGGATAGAAAATCATATGTATTATCCGGCTGCATGGGAAGAACGATTTAAAGAATACCATTTGGCTATGTTCAAGTATCAAAAAGAAGGTAAGAACAAGCACGACGATGCGCCGGATGCAACAACGGGGGTTGCGGAGCAGTTCAATAAGCCACGCACAGGATTAACGATAGGAGGCTGGTAACTTGCAGGACTTAAACGTAATCAGAAAATTCATTCAAAATACAGAACAAGAATTTTCAGAGTTTTCGGAACACGCGCAGCAAGGGTTTGACTATTACGACAATAAAGATCGTATTAAGCAGACAGGAGCGGCAGCAATTGATGAAGTAAATGCCTTTCTAAAAGCCAAAGGTTCAAACCCACTTCATACTGCAGATAACCGGATCAGCTTAAACCGGCACAGTATAGTAGTCGATCAAAAGGCCGGATACTTATTTTCCGTACCACCTAAGTTTGAATTTCCTGCTGATGACAAAGACCCTGGAGATAAAGAGTTGTTAAAATCTGTAAACGATACGGTCGGAACGGAATGGGCCAAAGTCGTAAAACAATTGGGTATTGACGCATCAAACACGGGCAGAGCATGGCTTGCTTATTGGGTTACGGACAAGGAAAAGTTTGAATACTTCTATATCAACCCTTTAACTATGCGACCCATATACGACCGATCAAGCATTAAAAAGAAATTGCAGTATCTTATCCGCGTGTATGGATATCTTGATGACCAAGGAAATCCTGTGACACGGTACGAGTTTTGGGATAATGAAGAAGTCGCATATCTTGTTAAGCCGGCGGCATCAACAGAGAATAAAAACCCGCAGATTGACTTTGAAATGCTGCCACAGGGCGGCTACAATATCTTAAAAAACACATATGGGCGTATCCCTTTCATAGAGTTTCGCAATAAGGCCGCACTATTACCGGATTTGCCGATGTATAAAGATATCATCGACGCAATGGATAAAGTCATGTCCGGGTTTATCAATGACATTGATGACCTGCAAGAGATCATATGGGTTATTCAAAACTATGCAGGGGAAACGTCAAAGATAGACTACGATGCAGATGGAAACGAAATTGAAAAAACAATTGACTTGCTGCAAACATTAAAGGCTAAAAAATGGGTATCGGTAGGAGAAAAGGGAAGTCTTACACCAGTAACCGGGGAAGTGCCTTATGAAGCCCGTATGAAAGCCCTTGAAGCCCTTGACAAAGAGTTTTGGATAGCTGCCAAGGCCGTTAATCCAAACCCACCAACAGCCGGTAATCAGTCCGGAGTATACATTGACTTTCTTTATGGGGAGTTAGAAGAAAAATCCGGATTAATGCAGACCGAATTTGACGCGGCTATTGACCAGTTTTTAACCGCAGTTCTTCATTTCCTAAAAAAAGATGAAACAAAGCAGTTCATAAAAACGTGGAAACGTACAAAACCGCAAAACAATACCGAAATTTCTGCAATCATTGCACAGACACCTAACACGGTCATGAGTGAAAAGACCAAGACGGCAAAACATCCGCTTGTCGATGACGCTGATTCTGAGCGCGAAACCATTGCAGAGGAAACAGAGCAAAGACAAAATGATTTGATGGACAGTATGGAGCCGCCGGCAGTACCAACAGAACCCACAAAGCCAACAGAACCTAAACCGAGTGTAGGCGGTGATGCTTAATGCCCTCATATTGGGAAACGAGATCAATAGAATCCATAGGTCGCATGGAATCAGCCGTAAACGGTGCATTACCCGAACTTGTAAAATCATTTGAGCAGGCAAAGAAAGACCTAAATAATGAGGTTTACAAGTTTTACGGAAAATACGCAGTAAACAACAAGGTTTCAATGGAAGAAGCGGAACAGCTTTTAAACTTTGCTGAATTACGTGAGTTTCGCGGTAACTTGAAAGAGTTCGAGAAATTGTCCAGAGAGAGCATAGGCACTTTTAATCTTCAAGTGGCTAACTTATCCACTAAGGCAAGAATAACGCGCCTGCAAGCCTTGTACACTCAAACAGATGGCATTCTGCAAAGATTGTACCAAGAACAGCAAAAACAGATTGAGGGAGTGGCAACCGATGTATACACCACCCAATTTTATCATCAGCTATTCAACATTGAAAGCTATGCAGGATTTCAATTCGAATTTTCAAAACCATCTACAAGCATTATCGAAAGGGTTATCAATCAGCCCGTACAAGGCGGAGATATTTCATCACATTTATGGCGGCAAGACATTGACACAGGCTTTAAAATCCGTCAAACGCTTACAAATATGTTTGTCACCGGACGACCCCCACAAGATTTTTCCGAAGAACTTCAAAAGGCAATCGGAGCAGTACGCAAGGACGCATCCGGGGTGGTAACAGGCACCGGGAAGAAGTATGAAGCGTATCGCCTACTCTATAACGAATCGGCGCACGTAACCAACCAAGCGGATTTACAAGCGTATGAGGATGATGGAATAGACGAATATGAAATCATAGCGGCACTTGATAAAGCAACGTGCGGCATATGCGCTCCACTTGATGGCAAGCACTACCCAAGAAGTGAAGCAATTGAGAGTGTGAATATGCCATCTTTTCACATAAATTGCAGATGCACAACCGGTGCTTACTTCTCTAATTTAAAAGATATTAAGTCAACAAGAATGTCGCGGGATACGGATACCGGTAAATCAGTTAGGACGGAAGCTAAAACCTATGAGGAATGGGCGAAAATGAAAGGAGTGAGTTAATGGCAACATTATCAGCGGAGTTTAAGATCACAGACCTGCCAAAGTTCAAAGAAGTGCTATCCATTTTGACCGATATGCTAGGCGACGGGCTGATACCCACAGAGTATAAGGAGAGAATCGCTAAAATCATTAAAGAGTGATTGGAGGTGGTCCCAAATCTCGCTAGTGAGACTTGCGTTAAAGGCTTTATTTTTATATCAATTTGTCCATCTTATCGACGTTTAAATGTAAGATACCGACATAACGGGAGTAGACCCGTGCTTTAAATAATAAATCTATCGGGAAAGAAAGGCACAACATGGAATTTTTAAAAACAATCTTTGCAGATAAAGCCCTAACTTACGCGGAGTTAGAAGGTTTACTCAAAGACAACAAAGAAATCAAGCTTGCTAATCTCGCAACCGGTCAGTATGTGGACAAGGACAAATTCAGCAATGCAGAGACCAAGGCTAACGATTTGCAAGCACTACTTGACCAAAGGGATGCAGATATTGCAGACCTAAAGAAACTCAACCCTAAGGACTTGCAGACACAGCTTGAAACCCTGCAAGGCAAGTACGAAACAGACACCAAGGGATTAAGTGAGAAACTTCAAGCCCAAACGTTGAACAGTAAAATTGACCTTGATTTTATCAATGCAAAAGCAAAGAACTTGACCGCAGCCCGTGCACTGCTTGATATGAGCAAAATCAGCCTTGACGGCGAAAATGTGCTAGGTCTGGCAGAGCAGAGGGCAAAAATCATAGCCGATAACCCGTTCTTGTTTGGAGAAACCACACCCGGTAATCCACCGGCGCCCGTTGCAGGAACGCCTGCCGCAGCACCGGACGAATCAGCAAAGTGGAGATCCGAAGCAGGACTACCACCAAAATAAAATTTTAAGGAGATTTACAAATGGCTATTAATACATTCGCAGAAAAAGCAGTTAAATTTTTGAGCGTACTTGATGAAGTATACCAAGCACAGGCAAAGACCGCAGACCTTGACAGCGCAACACTGGCGGCTGCATTTGTTGGTACAAGTGCGGTTAAGCTGCCTAAAATCACAGTTGACGGTGCCGGAACATATGACCACGATTTAGGGTACACACAAGGTGGCGCAGGTATTTCCTATGAAACCCACACACTAGGATATGACCGCGGCCGTAAGTTCCGAATTGACGTTATCGACAACGACGAAGCGGCATTCGACGCATTCAGAAATGTTTCGTTGACATATGTCAGAACAAAGGAAATTCCAGAAATCGACGCAATTCGTTTCGCTGAAATCTTTATGGCTGCAACCCGTGCAAATACTCTTGGCACAGTTGTATCAAAAGACCTTGTTGCCGGAACTGACAGCGCATTTTCGTTGTTTGATACTGCAGAGTGTGCAATGAATGAAAAAGAAGTGCCAGAAGAGGGCCGCGTTTTGTATGTGACAAACGACTTCTACAAAATGCTGAAAACTGATTCTCTTATTTCTCGCCGTATCGACGTTGGTACATCCAACAACAGCATCAATCGAGCGTTGGATATGCTTGATGGCATCACGCCAATTATCAAAGTTCCGCAAGTACGCTTCAACAGTCTTATCCAGTTGAATGATGGCAAGACCGCAGGGCAGACCACAGGCGGCTACAAAACCATCACAGGCAACAAACCTATCAACTTTGTTTATGCGAACAAGGCTGCGCTGCAAGGCGTAATCAAACGTCATGTTACAAAGATTGTTACACCGGACGTCAACCAGTCGGCTGATGCTTACGATGTATTCTATCGCGCAGTTCACGACCTCATTGTAGAAGACAACGCAACCGCCGGTATTTACATCCACACTAAGGCCACAGCGCAGGCATAAGGAGGATTTTATGACCTATATGAAAAGAAGTGCGCAAGTACTCCTCATTGATGACAGCGAAACTGATAAGTATATTCAGCGCGGATTTGAGGTGTTCAGAGTAGAGACAGACGATCCGGATATTCCGGTCCCGTATGCTCCTAGTGCTGAACTAATCGCAAGGATTGAAGCGTTGAAGCTTGACTTGCCAGAAGACTTGACACCGGAACAAGTTATCGAAGCAGTTGTAAAGGCAGAACAAGAAAACGCAGAAAAATCGAAAGCCGGTGCAAAAGATGGTAAAGACAGCAAGTGACATAATTGCTGAATGGGTTGCGCGCAGCTATATAACTGCCGCGCAGGCCCTTTCAGATGTACCAAAATACACCTCATACATCATGCAAGCGAAAGCTGCCATTCTTGACTATTGCAACCTACCACAGAACATTGTCAATTTCCCGGACGGATTATTTTATCCGTGGGTGGAAATTGCATGGTCAATATTTAAAGGTGGGGTGTTCTCTAAGGCAGATGGCACGGTTAAGTCATTCACCGAGGGCGACACGACGATTAATTTCAGCACTGAATCAAACAAATTGATCGTTCCGGCTGTGGACTATACCGAATCGCTCAACAGATATCGTAGACTTCCGTAGGGAGTGAGTAAATGAATTTATCACCTAATATCATATCAACGGCAAAAGAAGCCGTACAAGCGCAATGGAGCGACGTAGTGACCATCACTCGAAAAGAAAAAGTTGGAAACGTGAATGTTGACGTCACAAAGTATTCAAGTATTAAATGCCACTTTTCACAGACTTCACAGCCGGTACTTGACCAGTCATCAACCGTTGCAACCACTAAATCAGTGTTTACCTTGTTCGTTGACACGGTCGTCACACTCATTACTGGTGACGCACTAACTATCACGCACAAAGGCCAAACATTCGCAGGAGTGGCAGGGGAACCGTTTAATCGCGATACTAGCAATGGGGCAAAAGTGACTGTGAATAAAGTATCATGAGTGCTATCAATGCAGAAAACTATTCTCAGTATCGCAAACAACTTGAAGAATTGGGAGCGAACTTATCAAGGTGTGCTCAAACCGTGACTTCACAAGTTTCAGAAATCGGTATGAAAATAGCAAAACTCAATACGCCAGTAGGCCGTTATGATAAAAATGTTAGCTTTGTTACCACTGACGGGAAAGTTGTTAATTTTCAAACTCACAGCAAAAAGGTTGGTGGAACACTCCGCAGAGGGTGGAAGAAAGATGCAACCCATAAAGAGGGTACCGATTGGGTTAGCAGTTTCAGCAACAACACTTCATATGCAATGTATGTCAATGCAGGACATAGAATCGTTTCTGACGGTATTACATGGGGATACGTAAAAGGTGTGCGCATGATGGAACAAGGTATGAACGAAGCGCAAAAGCAGACGAGCAGGATATTTGAAAACGAAATAACAAAGGTTAAGGCAAATACGGGATTTTAGGGGGTGGCCATAATCACATTAGCAGATAACATCATAGTTTCAGTTGACTTGCAAGCAAAAATTGAAGCAAACACGTTGACGATTTCCGACCATCTTCTTTTAGCCCTTGCAAGCTTCACCGCAGCGCTTTATCCAACTGCGATGACGTACACCGAAACGCAGCAACAGGCCGTAGACGGGCCCGCACTGTTTGTAGACTACTACGATATCAAGAACTCACAAAGGCTAATTGATACCACAGAATTTACATTCGGTTTTACAATTACGTATGTTCCCAAAAACCAAATATCAAGTTATGAATTGACAAGTGCCATATATCTTATCCAACAGAGTTTAGGAAAGTTGGAAAGTGATATCGGCACTTTCTCAATTTACGACAAAGATTCTGACACAACGGACGGATTGGCTCATGTGACTGGAACGGTATCCGTATCGGATATCACGGTTAAAACTGACCCGTACATTATCACAGCCGACCAAATAATCACATAAGGGGGATTCTATATGATCCAGATTTTACCCGGCACTCATGTTGATGTTGTCGCAGGAGATAGAACGCAAGCATTAACCGTCACCGGAATTGTAGCAATGCCGCTCGACCTTGATTGGGGCGCGGAACTGACCATTATTAATCAAGGCGATTCTACCAACGTTTCGTTAGGATATGACCTTTCTGACGTTAAGATGAAACTTGTCAATGAGGTTATGAACTACGCAAATACACTCTATTTGTACCGTTCAAACCTCACAGGCGCAGCAAAAGCAACAGGATTACTAGCAACCGGGATTACGGCGACCGCAAAATGTTTCGGCTTACATGGTAACGACATTTCAGTCACCGTTACGGGTACGGCGGCACCGTTTACAATTAAAACATTTGTAAGTGGAGTCCTAAAGGACACGCAGACCGTCGCAACACCTGCAGCATTCGTGGCTAACGACTGGATTACGATATCCGGCACAGGCACACTCGTTTCAGCCACCGTTACAATGGCCGGCGGCACAAATGGCACAACGGACACCACGGTTGACGCATTTGTAGCAGCTATCCAAAAGTATCAGCTTAATGTAGTGGCTTACACGGGTGCAACACCCGCAATTATCACGGGATTAACCGCCTACGTCAATGATCAGCGCAATAAAAACAATATGATTCAATTTGTCCAGAGCGGCACGGCGGCAAACAACGTCGCTATTTACAATGTTATGAGCGGTGGTATCACGGCGAACTACACGCTAACTGCACCCGAAGCGTGCGCAACAATCGCAGGAATTATCGCAATGCAAGGCATTAAAGGCAGCTTGACATATTTCGGCCCTATTGTGGGATGGACCGACATTCCGACAGTTTTGACGTATGAGCAGCAGAAATCGGCAGTTATCGCAGGGCAGCTCATTGTAGTCATGCTTTACGGTGTTCCAACAGTGCTTTATGACATTAATTCACTGACTACATTTACGGCCACATCACCAAAAGATTGGTGTAAGGGACTAGTCATAAGGACCCTTGACTCAGTTGCCATAAGCGTTAAAAAGCTGACCGACACAAGAGCAATCGGTAAACTACGCAGAAGCGTGAACGGCAGACTATTGGTTAAGGGAATGATTGCGACCATGGTTGATGAAGACTATCAAAAAAATGGTTACATCGAAGACTTCACAGCCGATGACGTTGCAGTTGACGAGGGCACGGAAAATGATTCAATTGTTTCGAAAGTCAATACAAAAGTAGTTGACACGATGGATAAAGCACAAATTACCGTAATTTCGTTGTAAGGGGGAAAATTAAAATGGCTGCTAAAACAAGATTACAAGATATTCCAGCGGGCACAGACGGACAAGGGTACGTTACCGTTGGTGGCAAGACCTATGATGCTTTTCAGATCAAAAAGGTTGAAGCAACAGCAGAATTTGAGGTAGAAAGTCAATTCCTGCTTGGCGACCCCGTAAAGGACAACGCTTACCGTGGCGTTGCTTATACTGGAAACCTTGAATATTACAACATGACTTCTGTGTTCAAGAGAGCGGTAAGAGATTACCAAAATGGTAAAGCATTCCCGGATGTATCGGTTCAGTACTATTCTGAAAGCACGTCAAAGGGCAGAGAAGAAATCACAATTTCAAGAATGATATTCGACAAGATTCCACTTGGCGGCCTTGACGATGGTTCAAGCAAAGCAAAATCAGAAGCGACGACATTTAAGGCGGGCCACATTGACTTGCCAAGTATGTTCGACGACTAGGGGGGGACATATGGAAAACTCACTTGACCTATTCTTAAATCCGCACAGAAAGCCACATCTTAAATTCAAATTTGAAACATTCGGAGATGCGGAATTTGAAATGAAAATCCTTAGTGCAGAAGAGGGTGCAGCAGCTTCAATAGAATCGCAGGAAAAAGGATTGAAAGGAATATCGATATACTTTCCTACTCTTGTTGGATGCCTTGTCACACCGGACTTGCACGATACTGCATTCCTTAACGCATTATCAAAGCGTGAGGGGCACAAAATTATGAGTGCGATTGATGCGCTTAAAACGGTATTTACTTCTGATGAAATTTCGTCCCTCATTAAAATCTATGACGAATATTCGAGCGTTACCGTAGACTTTTCAGAAAAGGTTGAAGAAGTAAAAAACTGATAAAGCAAGGCAACGATTTTTGGCTATATGCACACGTCGCCTTGCAAAATCATGACATACTTCCGAGCACATACATGAAACTATCAGTGCCAGACCGGCTATTTCTTGTAGCTAGTGACATGATTGCAAATGAAAAGAAGCCGTAGGAATTAACCTACGGCCTCTTTATTCTTTGTATGTTAGCGTAAACACTGGTGGTGCTAATCTTCCCCGCGCAACCACGTTAGAACCAGATTCCATACTGATGATGCTTTCCTGCCTTATCCCATTTTGATTTATAAACTTTTCCATAGCTTTTTGAGGATTAGGGCAAAACAAAGTACACTCAAATTTCTTAATTTTAATCATTATAACAACCCCTTTATCCGATTATATCACAATTTATATGTTTGACAAGAGGTGATTAATACGGGCCAAACATTAGCGGCAACATTTAAACTAACCGACCAGTATACGGCGACCATGCAGAAAATAATTCAGTCGTCCGACGCATACGAAAAGAAACAGCAAGAAGCGCAAAAGGTTACAGAAACATTCAAAAACAGCATGAAGAATATTGGTTCAAGTTCCGGCACAGCTGCAACCGGAATCGGAGCAGTTACCACAAAGATCACAGGGCTTGTGTCGGCTGCATACTTAGGGAAAAAAGCAATTGATTTGATGTTCTCCGCTATTAAATTGGGGGCAACTGAGCAAGTACAACTCAATTCCTTCAAGTCTTTGCTAGGCTCTGACAGCGCAGGAACAGCACTTAATGATTATGTAAAGGCATACGCGTCAAAGTCAGCACTAGGGTTTAAAGACTTAGCAAGTGCAACAACGTCATGGCTCGCATTCACACGAGACACAAACCAGATCGAGCAATTAAACCAATTAGTCGAAAGACTATACGCAAAAAATCCAGATCAAGGCGCAGAGGGCGCGGTATTCGCACTGAAAGAAGTATTGGGCGGTCAAACTCAGTCCTTAAAAGATCGTTTTAATATGAACGGAGTTTCAGCTGAAAAAGTAACTGCATTCACTCAAAAAGGCGATATCAAGGGAACAATCAATTACCTTGACACTGTGTTCAACAAGTTTGGAGCAACGCAAGGAATTGTAAACGCTAACTTTGACAGTTTGACAATGGGATTCAACCGTTTTAAAACAAACTTTTTGCAAGGGATGACGGACGAATCAGCACCCGCAGTTCAAAATCTTTCACTCGTGATGAAAAATCTCAATGCGGATATGGACGCGGGAAAGTTTCAGCCTTTCTTCTCACTAATGGCGAACGGCGCCGCAGCAATTGGAAACGGCATAGCGTGGGTTACTCAAAACATGAATGTAGTCGCCCCAATAGTCGTCGGTGTAGCAACCGCAATTATAGCCTACAACGCAGCAATGGCAATAGCAACAGGCGTAACGATGGTATTCGGCGCCGCAGCAGGAGCAGTTACAGGGCAATGGCTATTAGTAGCCGCAGCCGTGGCAACCGTGGCAGCAACAGCCGCAACCGTAGCAGGAATAACCAACAACTTAAACACTGGTAACGCAGGCGCAGCGTTAAGCATAGCAGATGCTAAAGCCGCAGCCGCAAAAGCAATGACTGGTGTAGGAGTAACAAAAGTTCCCGTTGAAGTTTCCAACAAGTCACCTATTTCAGTAAAGGGACAAGTTGAAATCGAAAAGGAATCGCAAAAGTATATGTTTGACCTTGCCGCTCAAAAAGCTATCGCAACTTTTTCAATGATGCAAGTCACGCCGCAAGTCATCATTCAGAAGCAAGAAGTTAGCAAAATTGCAGACCTTGAAGAAATCAATCAAGCAATGGGCGATATGATCAGCCAAAACGCAGGCACACAGCCGCAGGGGGCTTATTCATGAGTTACTTTGTAAACTTAGGCGGTATCAATTTACACGCGGTACAGTCAAACAAGGTGGATGCAGATCGCGATATACAAGAGTATGACGGGCTAGGAAGTGGAAAGTTTGATGTTTCTGGTAATGCAGGGCTTAAAAAGTTCACTTTTACTTGCCAACTAAGGCAGCTCGTTGACCCGCGATTCACTGGAACGTGGAGTGCATCGGAACTATTCAAGCAGTTCGACATATGGAGAGATCAAAAAGAACCGATTAGATATGTTAAAACAAGTAGTCAGTACCCGGCTGCAAACCTTTCCATACTCGTTACGCTCGAAAGTTATTCGTCAGTCGAAAAGTTCGCAGGCATACACGATACCGATATC